CCCATCCAAGGTAACCAGCCCTGAAGATGCCTTTCCTGGTTTGAATTGCCATAAAATTCACCGTGGGTTGACCTCCCCCGTACTACTAATGGTTACTAAAAAAGATAATTTTCGTCTCGGTTGGCGAAGATATCAAAAGAAAGTTTTCGATCCCTCGTGGGACGGAATGGCTTTTGCGCATGGGTTCCCTACCAAAAAGGTTCCCCGTACGCCCTTCTTAGGACAGAAGGATTTTCCTATGTCTAAGAACTTCTGGAGAGATATCCCCTCTAGGAGCGCAATGCAAGCAAGGGTTGACGCATACTTCACTCCAAGTGAGGTAGATGTGAATAAGCACGCTTTCGAAACTGCTTTTACTAAAGTTCAGAAAATGTTTACTGATCACTACGGATTTAATCAAAAGATCTGTGGTATCCGTGAAGCACTCACAAACTTACCGTCGGATACGTCCGCTGGTTTCCCGTTTGTTAGTGGGACACGAAAAGGTGACGTTCGTTGTGAACTTAAAAGCTTGGCTACAAATTGTTGGAATAGAGTTACAACAAAAAGAGATTTTCTCGCGGTACCCTGTATCGCTGGAGCTCGAAACTCTATCCGACCTATCAATGAGAACAAACCTCGGTTGGTTTTTGCTTACCCTGGATACATCAACGTTATTGAGTCGCAGTTTTTGCGTCCCTTTATGCGTGATGTTCCTCCTTTTACGGGATGGGCATATAACTGGACTGACGGTGGACGCTCTTATGATAGATTAAAGTGTAGGGTTGATAGATGCAGATCTTGGTGCAATATTGATTTCAGTGGTTTTGATGCTAGCGTGGGCTCTTGGCTCATTCGGAATGCATTTTCCATTATCAAAGATTGTTTAGATCTCGATCATAACCAAACACTTATGCTCAATCATTTAATTGAGTATTTCATTCATACACCACTTGCCATCTATGGGCATATAATTCAGAAACACCGAGGTATACCCTCGGGATCCGCTTTCACCGGATTGGTTGGAACTATTGTTAATATGTTGGCCTGTGCTTATGCTTCAGAGGTTAGTAATTACTTTTCTTTAATTGCACCTCTCTGTGTATGGTTGGGAGATGACAGTTGTTTATTTCTCGATGAGGGCATGACGTTTGACGTTTTTGTAGTTGATTTTCTGAATAGATTCGGAGATCTTGGGTTGAAGGTAAACTGGGTTAAGACTCGGTATACAATAAGCCTTTGCCGAAATATACAAATCGGTTTTCTTGGAAGAACTTTCCTTGCAAAATCTCGGTCATACGGAATAGATTATGAAAAGTTAGACGCGCAAGTCATGTTGCCTGAGACGAAAGACAAATCTCGGTTTGACACTGCGTCACGGCTAATCGGGCTAGTTTGGGCCTATGGCCAGGATTATTCTGCGTACGCGCAGTTGGAGTCCGCATATCACAAATTACGAATTGGAAATAAGCTTGTTAAACCTCGAAAAGGTGTTAGAGCATTTGTAGAACGTTTCGTAGGTGAAGATGTTAATTTAACATCTTTTCCGTCCTTCGATCGTATTGTTAGTCGGTACTTTGGTACTTTGCTGCAACCGATCCCATTAAAACAAAGATGGATCAGGACAAAGCTATGGGAATAAGTCCCCATCAATAGTGGTAATCCACTCGTTATTCAACGTAAATGAAGACCGGCCGCCATGAAGCCTAGAAGTGGGG